CATGGGACTTTCGGGTCCACAATAACAATTGTTGCAACTTGATGAGGGGATTTGCGGAACGGCTAATGTATGACTATGTAGATGGGTCGTATGTGCCCCTGCCCGTGATTACCCCCCGAGTGGTGCGCCTGCATATGCAGTCCTATGTAACAGCACTAATTGCCATCGTACCGAAGACCTCCCCAGTTCCTTTGGACTTAGTGCCAGAGATGTACGGTGGACGTAAAAGGGCGGTGATGGAGCGTGCTGTTGAGTCGCTGAGAGTTGACAGGCTCACGCGGCTTGATGCGGTGTGTACATCATTCGTAAAAGGGAATGAGAAGATGGACCACTCCCTTAAAGATCCAAAGCCTCGGATTATAAATCCCCGGAGTCCGAGGTATGTTGCAGCATGCGCTCAGTTTCTCAAGCACGCGGAGAAGCTGGTGTACCAGGGGATTGCTAAGTTGTGGGGTGAACCAACGGTAATGAAGGGTTACAATGCGGCGGAACAAGGTGCGATGTTTGAGCACAAGTTCAATAGGTTTTGCAAGCCGGTGATGGTTGGCCTTGATGCCACCGCATTCGACAAGCACGTCGCAAAGTCACATCTGCAAGTCATAGAGCACCCTATTTACCTGGCAATGTATGGACAGGATCCTGAGCTGAGGGAGTTGCTCTCGTGGCAGCTTACCAATACTTTGAAGGCTAGGGCTTGGGATGGAACTGTATCTGCCACTGTGGAGGGCAGACGCATGTCAGGTGACCTCAACACTGCGCTTGGGAATTGCATAATTATGTGCGGGCTAGTTTGGGCTTATGCGCGAGAAAGAGGCGTGAAGCTTTCACTGGCTAACAATGGTGACGATTGCGTGTGCTTCATGGAGCAACGTGATTTAGCACGGTTTTCCCGCGGTTTGGAAGAGTGGTTTGGGGTGCTAGGATTTAAGATGAAAATAGAGGATCCATGCTATGAGCTCGAGAAGATAGAGTTCTGTCAAACACGGCCTGTGTGGGATGGGTCTCGGTACGTTATGTGCCGGGATCCGTTTGCTGCGTGTATGAAGGACACAAGCACCGTGGTGGATGTCTCACACCCTTTACAATATCGAAGGTGGTTGTCTGCTGTTGGTGGGTGTGGACTGTCTCTTTGCTCTGGCTTGCCCATGATGCAAGAGTTTTATTCTGCTTACAAAAGGGCAGGGGTTGAAGGCGGGCATGTACGTAGGCACCCGGCAATGGATACTGGAATGTCATACTTAGCCCAGAGGATGAAAGGCAAGTGGCGACCAGTGTCTGATCGTAGCCGGGTATCCTTTTACATTGCATTTGGCGTCTTACCCGTGGCCCAGCGTGAGTTTGAGGCAGTTTTCCGACAGTGCGATCTGCGGTTGGGCACCGCTTGCCCCCGTGAAGAAGTTAACCACTTCTTCACAGCAAACTTGTCTCTCTGGTCTCGTTATTGCGACAAATACGGGAACGTCGTGCGAGACTGGCCGGACCACTAATCGTTGTGCTTTGGACCCTTCATTTCGTGAGTTTTTGTTATCTCTGTCGAAGGAATTGCGGATCGAGCAGAGTCAGGTGTACGGTGCAGCCAACCGTGTTTTGGGTGACCCACTTGACTTTGTTTCTCTTGCTGTGGTAGATGGAGGTGATAGAACGCCGGAGTGCCGGAAAAGGCATGACAGTCGCCCAACTCAACGGAGCTGTCAGCAAGCTCTACAATTTGGTGGAGTCGCTGGCGGTTCGACAGCAGAACGGGAAGATACAGTCCAGGACATCCCAAAAGATGGGCAAGCAAGGCAAAGGAAAAGCAACAAAAAGTCCCCAAAGGGCAGGGCAGATGTTCCCTCCTGGAAGGGCACCAGCGGTGATGGCGGGGATGCGTAGCCTCAACATGAATGTTGAGGGTACGCGGGGTGTCTTTAGTGATACATCCTCAATTTCCAACACGTCAGCTGGTAACGCTGCCTATTACTACGTCTGTGGCTTTAATACTACCACTGGTAGCCAGTCATTTTTGCAACTGTTACCCGAGGCGAACCAAATAGCAGGGATCTACCGGCAATTTGTCATTAACTCGTTGAAGTTTAGGTTCATACCTTACATTTCCACTAGCAATAGTGGTCAAATAGCTCTAGGAGTGGACCCTGAACCTTTCGCTGGCTCTCCAACAGGTATTGGGAGTGTCGCAAGGCATAGGGGTCATCTCTTTTGCGGCTTGAATGAGGGTGAGGTCAGTGGTAACTATAGCCAGGCTTGGGAGTTGTCCCCTCCAAAGAAGATAGGGCTAGCCACTGGCCGGACCGAGGATGATTATTCAGTCGGAGTGCTGCAAATATATTCATTTAATTCCTTGGCAACATCAGTTGTGATTGGCTCCATGGAAGTAACGTTGGACGTGACTTTCCTAGGGCGAAAGTGAAGCTTGTCATACCATTTGCATCCATGTCCTTTTGAGCTGCACGGTGGGGGAATCTGGTATCAGGTGGTACCTGCCTGGGAAGACAATTAGGGCTCTCTGGGAGGCCCGCAACCTTCCTTAGCCAGACAACGTGCATGCAAAAGAAAGATAATTGCAAGTGTAATGTGGGGGTCTCACACAGTTATGGTTCTGTGTGAGGGGCTGCCTGCCACATAGTCAGACAAAAGTGCTTATGCACACTTATTAGAGCTCATTATGAGCGCG